ATGATCTTGTTGAGCAGGAACGCCTCGGCAATGAGGTTGCGCACGTCCTGCTTCATTTCCATGCCGAAGCTCAGGCCGCTTGATGGCTGCTCCGTGAAGATGGCATCCTGGATCTTCTGATCCGCCTCAAGGTCCACATAGGTCATGCCGCCGGCATAGCGGTTCACCGCGTCGCGGAAGATTTCCCCTCTCGCGAACATCGGGGCATCGACGGCCTTTTCTCCCTGCTCCAGAAGGATACGGGCGAGTGACTGAAGCATCCTGCCATCAGGAAGCGAATTGATCGTGGCCGGGCTGAAGCCCTGCGGGAAGCTAGACACCGTGCGCCAGCGCGGGATGACGTAGTTGAAGACCGGAAGCGGCCCCTCACCCAGGATGATCTGGTGATCAACATCGATGTAGAGCGAACAGAACGGATTGTCCTTGTACTGGCGCCGCTTGGCCTTGTCGTCGCCGTAAATCTCCTCGAATGGCAGGACGATGTGGCGGACCTTGAATTCCTTTGCCGGGTCTTTCTCCGCTGCCAAGATGATATCGGAGTGCAGGTTCTTGGCCCATGCCCGGCGCATCTTCATGTTGCGCGCGGTCATCGGCATGTTGCGCTGGTTGTGGTCGATCTTGCCGACCGCATTCACCATCCAGGCGCATTCCTTCGGATGCCATGTGCGGAACAGGAAATGCGTGCGATCCGGGCTTTCTTCCACCGACAGAACCGGGTTGCCGAACGCTACCCAATCATGGTCTGCTTCATTGGTGGCGCGGACGAAATTGGCCCGGCGATCATAGACCAGCCGGCGGAAATGATTGGTGGCATATTCCAGCCATCGCGCATTCGCAGGGTCTTCGTCAACTTCATCAAGGCCGGTCTTGACCTCGAACCAGTCTCCCTGACGAAGCAGGGCGCCAATGGTGTTGCCGAGCGTTTCCCGAGCCTGGACCGGATAGGAATCCATCAGGTCCGTACCGAAGTCATCCCCAAGCGAGAATGACTGTGTGAAGTCCGAGCGCATCGGATAGAACTGCTCAGCAATCTCCTGGTTGAGCGAGTCCCATTGCTGCTTTTGCGTAAAGAGCCTGTCGCCGATGCTGACCAGTTCCTTGGCGCGAGAGTCCATTTAGCCGGCCTGGCCCAGAAGGCTGTTGGAATAGCTCGTGGTGCCGGCATCGCCCGTGCGACGAGACAGCATCGTGGAGGCACGGCCCGAGCGCGAGGCAATCTGCTGGCGCTGGCGGAGATCGGCCGCCCTTGCTTGTGCATCGTCGGGGACTGGCATCGGTGTGGGGTCTGCGACTTTTTGTTTCTTGCCAAAGAGAAAGCTCATCATGCTCTCCGTTTTTTCATGTTCGAATAGCCGATGTGAACGACCGGCGCGCGATGCCTGCCGATGCCCGTTTCAGGCTTGGTCATTGCGGGGAACAGCGAAGCCAGCCCCCAGATCATTGCGTCCGCCCTATCAGGAGAACGTGAGCCCACATAACCGGCCGTCGTCATGGCGCAGAGCTGGTCTTCCATCTCGCCGAAATAGCCCACGAGAGAGACTTTCTGCTGCTCGAACAGAGCCGCGATAGGCTCAGCCCGTATGACCTTGCCCCTTGAAGCGGTGACTTCCCGGTACGGAACCAGCGAACCTTGACGCTTCGCAGCCGCCGAGCGGATGATTTCTGCCACCATGGCGCCGCCGAAATTGCTTTCCGCCACCACGCAATCGGCTTCCCACCGATCGAACGCGGATACTGCGGCAGTGCCCCAATCTGCCGGCGACATGCGACCGGACAAATCCTCCAGGATGTAGCCTCGCCCGTCCTTGCCGAGCCCGCAAACGACAATGCCGACCTCATCGGAGCGCTTGTCTTCCTCGCCGGCAACACCGGAGGGATCGACCGCAACGACGATGCGCACCATTTCAGGGGTCTTGCCGTCAACGATACGCTGCTGGTCTAGCAGTTCCATCGTCCACAATGCCGAGTCCGACATGTCGGCGAACTGCCCGAGCCAAAAGCGGCGCCTCATGGCCTCGGACATTCCCTGAAGCTCCTCCAGATACGAGGCCGGGAGGTTGGCTTCGTTGTCCTTCGGGTTCATGGTTATGGCGGCGTAGTTCGTCGGGTTCGCCAGCGGCGTCCGGCGATCAGGGTCCTTCTTCTCTACAAAAAGCTTGTACGTCCAGTGCGCCATTCCTGGCGGGTTGCAATCGTAGTAGGCTTTGAGCCTGAGCGGTGTCTTCTGCGCCAGGCGCGTAATCGCCATGTTGCGCGAGGCGTAGGGTATCTGCGAACATTCATTGAGGTAGAGCGTCGCGTATTCCTGCCCCAGGATCTTCTCGGTGCGCTCCTTGTCGTCCAGCCCGCCGAACCAGATTTCCGAGCCGTTGGGCAAGGAGTAGTACCAATCCGTCTTGTCGAGCTTGCAGTTGGCGTCAACGCCGGGGAAACAAAGCTCCATGACCTTCGGCAGCGTATCGAGGATGACCGATGCCTTGATATGGTTGAACCGATAGCGGAGGATTGCGTGCCGGCTCTTGTGGGCCAGTGCCCGGATCAGAACTGCCCGCACAAACCCGAATGTCTTGCCCGAGCGAGAGCCGCCATAGGCCATGATGTGCGTGGCGTCGGAGGCAATCAGAGCGATCTGTGCTTCCTGCTTCCGCGTCAGGTGGAACGTCACAGGATCGCGGCGTCCTTGGATTCGATGGTGATATGCACCGGGCCTTCACCATCCGCCCCGGTGTGCTGCACTTTCTCACCGTACTTCTTGGGCCGGAGTTTGCCGGCCATCCATTTGCGAGCATCAACGCGAAGAGCGGAGCGCCTTAGCGCTTCGCCATTCTCGCGCCAGCCGATGTTTTCGCCGTCGTCGTTCTTCCGCTCCATCCAGTCATTTGAGCCGTCATCCGCAATATCCAGGATCTCATCGAAGATGGCGTCAGCCTGGGTTTCACGAGCGCGTGCGTACTGGTCCGAAAATGATGGCTGCTCGCTTAGCCATTTGAAGACTGACGATTTGGCTGGCATTCCATCGTCGCTACAGATGGCTCGAAGGCTTTCACCATCTGCGATGCGTTCACAGATGGTATCAGCTGTTTCCTGCGAGAAGGTTGTAGGTCGTCCAGCGGTCAAAGCTTGTTGCCTCCAAGCTCAGTCATTAGGCGTTGGTGACGGTGCCGCCGCCGATGACACGGCCATTCGGCAGGCGAACAGCGAGATAGCCGGCAGCGGTGCCGGTATCGAGATAGCTGCCAGCCCATGCGCCGGCCGTGCTGGTGATGCAGGCGAAGACCTTCTTGGCGACGATGGCCAGGAGCTTGCCCGTTGCGCCCTGCTGGACACCAGTCGATCCGCCGGCAGCAACGAAGTCGGTCATCGCCGAACTCGAATACATGATGATCTCGAAATTCTCGGCGTAGTCGATGGCCTGGCCGTGGGCATCCTTCAACTGGATGGTGATGTCGCGAGTGTCGCCGGTTGTGGCACCTTCCGCGCTGATCGAGATTGTCGCATCGACGGCGGGCTGCGAGAGATTGACGCCATTGGCGACCATCTGGCCGTAGGCGCCGATGCCGAACTTCTTGCCGAGAATGGACTTGTATGCACGGGGCTGCGTGGTCATTTGCGTTTATCCTTTGCTTCGACTATGAAAAGCCCGCACGAAGCGGGCGACGAACACTGCTCTGAGGCAGGATTGGCTAGGACTTCAGATCCCCAGGGATCACCGCCCACTCAATGGCGCTAGAATGCGCCGTGACATTGAGGCGGATCGTGGTCATTGCCGGCGACTCCCAGATGTTGGAATAGTCAGCGGTAATGCCTGTCACGACCTTGATCCAAGCGCCCGAAGGCATCTTCTCCTCGATGTCCACGGAGCCTGTGCCGAAGTCCATCTTGATTGCGAAACGATAGTTCGGCCCGACCGCACTAAGCGCGCCGGTACCGCTTGTGGTTCCTGTGGCCATCTATTGGGCGCTCCTGAGGTTGGAATGGCAGTCCTTTTAAGGGGAGGTTGCCGGGGGATTATCGGGCCACTCAGCCCATTGCGCCGCCTTCTGGGCGCAACATCAGGTTCTTGCCGGTGAGAATGCCGGCAAGAAATGCCTCGGGCGCTCCCGGTGCGGTCAAGCCCGCCTCGCTGGCTACAGTCATGAAGGCGAGCGCAGAAATCGCATCGCTTTCGCTTATAATGCCGGCCTCGCCCCAAACACCCTCAATGGGCGGGAGCACGCCGCTGCACATTGCCTGCCATATAGCCACCTTGTCAGCATCGGCACCCATGTCCATGGCGATGTAGTGCGTGGCCGTAGTGCTGGGCGTGGGGTCAATAGTGTCAGCCGGGATGGCCGCACGAGAGATATTGTTCTCCCCCGCGCCCATCGCAGAGAAGACCCGATTAACCGCATCGACATATGCGGCCTGAACTGTGATGATGGTAGGGAGGCGGTCCATGTGATCCCCTCTAGAAGACTAGCCCGGCCAAGCCGGCTAGATATTGCTCGGTGGCGGTGATCTCTGCGGGGGTGCACTCGCGACCCACTACAATCTCCGCTATGATGCGCCCGTTGAACCGCAGGCTGGCGTCGCCGCGTGCGCCCGCATAGGGCGTCTGGTTTGCGAACGCGGTTCCGGTCGTCTGGGTGCCCGTGTCCGTAAGCGACGGCGTAACCCCGTTTATGCGAGGTCGCGTGAATGTCGCGTAGGTGTTCTTGGTCAAATCCCGCACGCATGACAGCACGACCTTGTTGGGGAGCGTATTACCCCCAGAGCGACGAGCTGTTGCGGCAGAACTGTTGCGAAGGCCAAACGAGAAATCACCCGCCACGGTATCGCTTGTGTCCAGCAACCATGTGCCAGGGATACTGTTGAAGTTGCTGCTAAACTCCCCAATAATCTGGGTCCCAGCCGCATTGTCGCACTCGACCGCATGGAACGTCGTTACCTTGGCGGTCCCCGTGAGATCAGTTGTTGGCCCGATCAGGCAATCATCAACTCCATCGAAGTCGTGGCTGGTGTAGCTGCCAACGCTGAATATCGGCCTGCGAGAATCAGCAGAGGCGGTCCAATACGTATTCTTGATCAGGTCCTTGAACGTGCCGACTGCATCCCCATTGGCGCATACTGTCGCGGCGGATGACCCGGAGCGCTCCTGATAGGATATGCCATACTGTGTTCCAGGCAAGCGAGTCCATCCAGTTTCACCGTTGGCGAACAGCGTGCGCGGGTCGAAAGATGCACCCCACTTCCCCACCAATGGACTGTATATCGGCGAGCGTATCGGGCTATGGATCGGAGAGCGGTGTAGCGTCATCCGAAATCCTCTAGGAGCGCAATGTGATCGCGGAGCAGCTTGATTACGGCCGGGATAGGCATGCTCGATGCCGCCAAGTTGATTGAACAGTCCACGAACTGCCTCGCCTGCTCAGCCAGGAACAGCGCTGCTTCCTTCTCGGCTATTTCTGTGATGGCGCGAGGTTCAGGCATGGAATCCTCGTGATGAGGGTATGCAGGCGGCGACCGCGAGGGGTCTGCGCTTATCCCCTTAGCCATGCCGTTCACGGCGAGGCCGGGTTGACCTGCAATGAGAGGCCCCGGCGAGGCGCTTCAACGAGAAGCCGCCGGGGCTCGATCCTGATTTTTGGCAAAGATAAGGGCGCGCTGGGATGGTGAATGTCCCGCTGATGAGCCGTGACGTGTCCCTGTCGCCCAAATCACCCTGCAGAAAATATATACGAAGAAAATTTCTATTGCAAGTCCGGCCGTGGATCAACGATGTGCGTCACTATGGCCTCCAGAAGCTCTGTATAGCCGCCGCATTCCTGGAAGCCGGCGTTCACTGCCTCTATGCAGCGGTTCCGCTCTGCGATGATGGCGTCATGAGCGAGTTGACAGGCGAGGTACATAACGTCTTGCGGCCTGCCACCTGAAATGGCCGCATATATCTGCTCTTCGAAGTTACCGGCCAAGTCGTAGGCTTCCTTGACGGTTCGCAGCGCAAGCGAATCATTCTCGCCAATGAGCTTGAGCATCTGGTCAACGGATTCGAATTTCTGACCTTTCATCTCCCACCCCTCGTCTGCTTGGCGGTGTCCATATATTTCACCATACTGAGCAGTTTGGCATAGTCATCCGCTATCTGGTCCAAAGCCGCCGCGAAGTCGGGCTTCCCTAGTTCAGCCGCACGAAAAGCCAGCTTTCGATAGCGCTCCAGCTTGGATTTCATCATCTCGCGGTCATTCATGATATTTCCTCCTCCACCGTGGAGATTTCCACGGGAACAGCCGCCCATCCAAGGCTCTCAAGTTTGGCCTTGAATTCACCCTTGTCGTATCCGAGGAGATGGGAGAGAGTCGCCCAGGCAAATCCTTCGTCGCAGCCCGTAAATGGAGCCAACTCACCTTCCGGGTCTATCAAGCCGAACGCTTTGATTTTCATTCCGCTGCCTCCAATACAAACCGCACGGCGTCATAGGGAACGGAGATTTCCTCCACTTTCCCCGTCTTAAGATTGTCGATTATGGCCTTCACGTGTTGACTGTCTTCCCAGCCCAAAAGCGTGGCCTCATGGCCTATTCCCCTGCCCCAGAGTATCTTTACGTTTTGCCCTGGATTAAGCTTTCGCTTGGCGGCAGCAATTGCTTTCTGTGCGACCTTATTCGTGGTTGCGCGCTCTGCGGAATTGAGAGCCGCCACTCTCCTGTCAGCCTCAGCTTGGCTTTTGGCCTCTATGGTTCGCATGATCATGATATCAGCAAGCGAGACTTGCATCGGCACGCGTTCATCGCCAACATATGAAACGAGAAGCCCTGCCACGCCCGGAATCTTGCGTAGCTTCTCGAAGTCGATGACATCGTAGACAAAGACATAGCCCTGCAGGAGAGCGAACCGGCGCAACTGATAGACGCCCGTCTTTCGGCGGTTACGAACCACCTTGAACTCAGCCGGCATATAGTAGGTAAAGCCGCCTCTCTTCAGCGCCACTTCAACCGCCGACACGTTCGGGTCCAGGCTGGAGACAAGCCGATAGCCCTTCGCACCACGAGTTGTCTCCACCTCGTAACTGCGCTGTGGCATTTGGGAGCCGGGCTTTGTCCTCACAGCGAACCACGTCATGTGCCGGCATCCACCATCTTGCGGAAGACCCATTCGGCCGTTTGCTCGCCACGGCTGACCGGCTCTCCCTCGTAGCGATCGATCCAGCGCCATGCCTCAGATGAAGTATCGAAAGGTCCCGCAAGCATTTCGATACCGCTCATCACCGCCCATTTGCCGTCAGATGTTTTTTCCGCCGTCATGCCCGCTTCTCAGCCCTCGTTGCTGCCTTGGTCATGGTGTCTCCGCTAGGTCGTGATATGTTCGGATACCCTGCACCGAAAATGAGCCGCGTGTAGGGCTGAATTCATCTAGGACCGTTTCGACCAAATGCCTGATCTGCTTTGTTTTTGTTACGCCACAGTTCAAGAAGTTCCTCACTACGGAGTAGCCGTATTCGTTGACTAGATCCCGCATCTCGGGCGTCATCTGGTCAATGTGCGCCATTCGCTTTGCGCGGCGGCTGTCAACAGCACGTTGAAAATCCACGGGATCGCGGATCATCTCACCCTCCGAAGGTATTCCGCTTGCCATGAAGCAACGAGACATACGGTAGGGAAACGACCGTCTCTGTTTCACCGATCCTGCCGCCGCGCGTGCCATTGGTGTAATGCTTTGCAGAACCGCGCACCGCGATTATACCAAGCTCCTGAATATCTTCGCCTTTCAGGCGCCATATCGTTGGGTTATCCACAGGCTCAGGGCCAACGAACTGGCCCTTTTCATTGCGCTCACGAACGGCGACCTTTTGCAGATATTCCGCTCGGCGCTGGCGTTGCTTCTCCCTCACCCGTTGCCGGTCGCGAAGCGCGTATTCGATCCGCGTAAGTCCCCATTCGCTTTCGTCGCTCAGGCGTGCCAAGGCTGTCATCGATATGGCTCCTTTTGTGAAATGATGCTTCTGCCTCTTCCCAGGCTCCCCAATCGCCGAAGAGGTCTAGATCGTCAGGCTGCATTGGCCTTAGGCCCAAGGATTCCCATGGTCGCTACCCAGATTGCGCCGGTCGGCAATTGCTTCGCCCTCGACAAGGCTATGAAGCGGTCCAGTGGCACATGGGCCTCGATTACTGGTCTGTCGGCATTCTCTGCTCTGCGCTTCTCCTGTCGCACCTGGAAGGGCGCTAGCGGGCCGGGAAAGTACCGTGGCGCCGGCAGTCTGGGCCGCGCCTTAACATCGATGTATTCCTGCCTCTGCCTGCATTCCTGAGCAAAGCGCGGTGCTGCCGGCGCGAAGTCCATGCTCTGCCCCTCGACAAGGCCGGAAATGAACCTCTGGCATGCTTCAATGATGGCTTGGGAAGACAGGCCTCGCACCGCCAATTCGTAGGCGCTCACCGTCAGATCCGGGTTGCCGCTCGTCGCCGGGAACGACTCCAGCATCCGCGTCAGTTCCTTGAAAGCCTGCTGATCCATGATTGAACCTGTCCATTGCGACATCGAGGAAGGAGCGTTTCCGGTTTGTTTCCCGTGGAACGGTTGCCCACTCATCCTCCCAACATTCCCCGTTGAGCCATGTCGCGGGGTGCTTGAAGTCGATACGTTCTGGTTTGAACCGGACGTAATCCGCGATTGCCGAGAGCATCGTTTCGAGGGTGGTCTTGCGTATTGCCTTCTCAAAGGCTGTTCGCGCGTGCCCCTTGGCGACACGGCGGGGGTACGCGCACCAGAACTGTTCAAAGTCGCTCATGCTGCTGACCTCCATATCTTGCGTTGCCGCAGGGCGGCGTACGTCCCGAGCCCAGCCGTATCGGCATCAAGCAGGGCGAGCGTCGCCCTTTCTCCAGATGCGAACAGCGTTGTGCCATTCGATGGGCTTTTGCCTTCCGAACCATCGGGCCGGATAAATCTGATCTTGCGGGCTACATGCAGGAGCGCGTCCGAGCGGCGGAATGCTTTCTGCCACCACGGGGCACTAGTACGATCAGGCGTCAGCGCGATGCCGTTCCCGTGCTCGAAAAACTTATCCAGCCACGGCTCAAGAGAGTTTCGACCGCCGAAGGGCGGGTTCATCCAGACAAAACCAGACCACGCGCGCTCTAGTGATCGGTCATAGATCCAGCCATCGCACGGAACGTGCAGCGGCCCGTCAAACGGGGCGGCGACATCCAGGTCGAAATGGCACCCGAGCGCATCCATGACGTACTTCGGCGTGTACCATTCATCCGATTGACCGACAGATTCCCAATGACTCATTGATCCCTCAAATCAGGGCTTGGCGCCCTATCGAATGGCTCTAGGCGGCTAGTGCTTCGGTCGCTTCTTGGATGACGACGACACATGGAGGGCCGTCGTCTGCCCACTCATAGGTGAGCCTTCGAATAAACCGGTTGCTGTCATCCTTGATGATGCCGGCCTTGACCAGAATGTCGCCTATGGCCTTGTCGCAATTCCCGGCGTCCCGATGGCGCTTGTCAGGGGCAACGAGGCGAATGAAGACTGACACGCGCCCACCAATGGGTTTGATGTGCTGCGCCTTGATCGACCAGAGAGCTTCCGTCTGCCATGCCTTGTATCTAGGTGTGGGGGCACGGCCCCTACCCTGTGCATTGGTGAAGCAGGCGGAGAGCGGCACCGGAAAGGGAAGCTCGATGCGGATCATGCAGCCTCCCCATTGAAGAGGCTTTCCTGCTTTGGCTCAGGTGCCCGCTCGATGAACATGTCAGGCTGGGCATAGGCCTTGCGGATGCGCTCGCAGGCGATGTCGAAATACGGTTCGTGACGCTCAACGCCGATGAAAGCACGGCGCTCCCGAACGCAAGCTACGCCGGTCGTTCCAGAGCCCATGAAGGGGTCAAGGATCATCTCCGCCTGCACATTGCGGATAATCTTAGCCATCAGCGGCAGCGGTTTGACTGTCGGATGGCCGTATTCGGATTTACCGACTGGCGCGAAGAAAAACCGGGACTTCTCGTCAAGTGTGCCGATCGGGTGCGCCTGCTTTTTCCAGGCATGAATATAAAGCTCGGTGTCCGGCTTGTAGTGCTTGTTCGCCACCGGCATAGGATTTACCTTATGCCACATGCAGATAACGTAACGGTCGAACTGTTCCGCCAGCCACGGTAGCAGCGCGTCAAGCTGATCATTATGGCAAAAGACCACGACGCTATCGCAAAGGCTTGCTGTCAGAATCGAATGATCGAACCCATCAGCGAGCCCCGTTTCCAGAATGGCGTCCATGCACTGACGATTGGTGCGGAAGATCCCAGCCCCCTGCGCGTCGAACTCATAGGGCGGATCAGTCACGACCGCATCAACCTTGCCGAGGGCCGGCAAGATTTCGAGACAGTCACCCAATAGCAGCCGGCAATCGCCTATGATCTCCTCGCGCCGGATCAACCCAGATGCCTCCACAAGCTACAGCCGGCCATCACGATACCGATCACCAGTATCCAGCTAACCGGGATGCAGGAGATACGAATGGTCCAGATGAACCAGGGAGAGAGATAGAAAGGCTCCTTGGGATCAGGGTCTATGTCTGCGCCTTGGTAGAGGCG